TGTCATGGGCGGGGAACCTGCGTGGAAAACGCAACCCACAGACAATCGTATCAGCCAGTTAAGCAAAGCGTTCTCGTGGTACAACTATTTCTACGGCAAAAAAGATGCCCGTGATATGATTGTGAACTACTTAGAGACGCACGATCGCAAAGCAGATGTTCGCACACTTAAAGCAATTCCAGATTCAGCCATTCGCTTGACCACAGGCTGGTTGTGCCGCATGAAGATGGTTGGCTTGGAGCTCAACGAAACAGAACAAATCAAACTGGATAACTTGCTGACAGAAATTTTAACCAGCAAACAAGAGGAATCGGCGGAATCCGAGCCGGCTCCGGACGCACCTTCTAAGCCAAATATCCAAGATCGCCTTCGCGAAAAAGTTGGCGAGTGTATGGGCGAGATGGAAGGATTGTTTGACGAGTTTATAGCTAACGGTGCAAAACTCAACGCTGACTACAAACCTGTGAGTTTGATGCGTTCAATGAACATTGCACCGCAAATGGTGTCGTTGATCAAAGACAAATGGGCTAAAAAACTTGAAGAGTTTGAAACAGCAGTTGACGGCAAAGACCCTGACGTGACCAAAGCCTACGACTTTTTGACAAAAACACAGCTCAAAGCATGTGTTAAGTTCTGTGAGCTTGTGGTCAGCGACTGCGGCAGTTATGTTCAGATTAAAAAGGTGGAACGCAAACCACGCAAGGTCAAAGCAGTGCCACCAGAGAAGAAAGCAGCCAAGTTCAAGCACATGGCTGAGTTTTTGGAACTCAAACTCAAGTCATTGCCGCCGGCACAACTGGTAGACAAAGCAGAAGCATGGTTGTATGACACTAAAAAGCGCAAGCTCATCCACATTGTAGCTGACGAGTATGCCAAAGTGTTTACTGTAAAAAATAACAGTATTATTGGATTCTCAACAGTTGAAACGCTACAAAAGACTGTGCGCAAACCGGCAGAAGTGGTCAAGGCAGTGCAAGCCGCAGGCAAGCCAGCCGCTCGTAAAATCTTCAAGGATTTGAAGGCAACGGAAACAGCGTTCAACGGACGTGGTACTGAGAACTTGATCATTCTCAAAGCCTGGTAAATATAAGGGACTGGAGTCCCTTATGGCTGAAAATACCTTACCCCAACTGAAGCAAGACCTAATTGAATATGTTCAGCTTCAGCTGGGTTCTCAAATTGTTGACCTTGAATTAGACCCTGCACACTACGAAGCTGCCTACCAAAAAACCATAGGCACTTATCGTCAACGTGCAAACGCCGCTTATGAAGAAGCATATATCTTTATGGAGTTGGTGCGGGACGAAAACATCTACACACTACCTCAAGAAGTTACTAGTGTGCGCCAAATTTTCCGCAGAACATTCGGTGATAGCCAAGGTCCTTTTGCATCAAACTTTGACCCGTTTGCACAAGCGTCGATCAACGTTTACCTCATGAACTTCAACGTGGCCGGTGGTCTTGCTACCTACGATTTCTACAGCCAGTATGTTGAATTAGCCGGGCGCATGTTTGGTGCTTACATGAACTACACTTGGAATCCAGTTTCTAAAAAGCTCCAGTTGATTCGCGACCCCAAAGGCACTGGCGAAAATGTGTTGCTATGGGTATATCAGCTGAAACCAGAAATCAACTTGCTGAGTGACTACCAAATTCAACAGTGGATCAAGGACTACATGGTCGGTGCTTGTAAAATGATCATTGGCGAAGCTCGTGAAAAGTTTGCTTCAATTGCTGGGCCACAAGGTGGCGGTCAGCTCAACGGTACTCAAATGAAAACCGAAGGCAAAGAGATCATGGAAGCCAAAATTGAAGAGCTCAAAATGTATGTGGATGCAAGTCAGCCACTGACTTGGGTAATTGGATAATTGACATCATAGTGTAATGTTGCTATAATAGCAATATGCACCTCATGATTGATTTGGAAGGGCTTGCAACAGGCCCAAATACTTGTATCCTTACCATTGCCGCACAGGCTTTTGACCCGTTTGGCACAGGATACTACGACCAACATTACTATGCCCGGGTTGATTTGGAAAGTCAACCCACTCGTGACATTGATGACGGCACCATTGAGTGGTGGGCTTCGCAACCTCCGCATGCTCGAGAAGAAGCGTTTGCGGAAGAGGGTCGGATTCCCTTGGATCAAGCACTGGATGAGTTAGGTAAACTAATTTGGCACAGCAAACTGATTTGGAGCCAAGGTCCTACTTATGATATGAACATTCTTGAGCATGCCTACAAGAGTTACTATAAGCCCCTGCCCTGGAAATATTACATGGTGCGTGACAGTCGAACAGTATTCAGCTTATGGCCTGATCAACCTATCCCACCTACAAGCCATCATGCATTAGAAGACTGCCGAAGACAAATTAGCATGCTGCAAAATACGCTTAAATATCTCAACGTTCGGGAGTTGAAATGATCATTGGAATTTGTGGACTTATTGGCGCTGGCAAAGACACTGCCGCAGACTATCTTGTAAACTTGCATCATTTTCGCAGAGAAAGTTTTGCCAACACACTAAAAGACGCTGTGGCGCAAGTGTTTGGATGGGACAGAACCATGCTGGAAGGACGTACAAAACACAGCCGCGAGTGGCGCGAGCAAGTTGATACCTGGTGGGCAGATCGCTTAAACATGCCCGAACTAACACCACGCTGGGTCCTGCAACAATGGGGCACAAATGTTTTGCGTACTGGATTCCATGACGATATTTGGATTGCCAGCTTAGAAAACAAACTGCGTAATACCACAGATGATGTTGTTATTACTGATTGCAGATTCCCTAACGAAATCAAAGCTATTAAGGCTGCAGGTGGCAAGGTAATTCGCATTGCTCGAGGCCCAGAGCCCAGCTGGTACAAGGCTGCTATTGCATATAATCGTGGCCCAAACGGCAACGCTGAGTGGTCATTGAGCAAGAAAAAACTTGATGATGTTGGGGTTCATGCCAGTGAATATTCATGGGTAGGAACAAAGTTTGATCAAGTTTTAGATAACAACGGAACGCTGGATCACTTATACGGACAAGTTAAAGATCTGGCTCAAGATCCCCAGCTTTCCAAGTAATATCAAGTTTTGCTAATTCTACTTCGCAGTTTTTGCAAACAGACTTCAAGTTCTTGATAGCAGCGTTGTTTAAATTTCCGTCTACATGATACACCAGCATCTGAGCTGAAAATCTAGCGCGAAAACCACAACGATCGCAGACCATCTTCTTTTTATAGCCTGTACTTTCCCAGCGGGCTATTCTTTTTTTAATGCCCTTGCCTTTGCGTAAGCAAGTCTCACAACGACTGCGATAGTGAGCTACACTATCACGGTAGTAGTTCACAGCACAGGGTCTTTGCTCGCAAGCCTTGCATAACGGTCTTTTCATGGCGTATTTAGTGGTGGACCTTTGCCAAAGGGCGTCCTAGAACCGCCTTTTTTGAATATACCCATAAATATCTACAACTTGAAAAGGAAACCATTATGGCTTTAACATCACCTGGCGTAGAAGTACAAGTAATTGACGAAAGTCAATATATCCCTTCTGCGGTCAACACAGTTCCTTACTTTGTAGTTGCCACAGCACAAAACAAAGTATCCAGTGACGGCGTCACTGTAGCAGCAGGCACACTTGCCGCCAACGCCAACAAAACTTATTTGATCACTAGTCAGCGTGATTTGGCAGCTACATTTGGCGTGCCATTCTTCTACAACACAACAACTGGAACACCGATCAACGGCTACGAACTCAACGAATATGGTTTGCTTGCTGCTTATTCTGCATTGGGTGTAACAAATCGTTGCTATGTACAACGTGCTGATATTGATTTGTCAGAACTAACAGCTAGTTTAACTCGTCCAACAGGCGAGCCTAATAATGGCGATTATTGGCTAGATAACAGTCTAACTACCTGGGGCATTTTTGAATGGAATCAAAACACAGCAACATTTACAAACACAACACCAATTGTGATTGATGCAGACACTGATGTAGTTGGCGGCAACGGGTCTGATCCTATTGCTGATAATACACCACTGAGCACTATTGGTAGTATTGGTGATTACGCAGTAGTGACCTTGAATCAATACGTTTTTGGATATTACAAAAAGTACGACAACACTTGGCAGCATATTGGCAGCGATGGATGGAAAACATCATGGCCAGCAGTGCAAGGTAGTAACTCGCCTACTGCTTTGGAAAGTGGTTACAATATGTATATCAACGATACTTTAGTAACTGTTGGCAGCGGCGGCACCGCATTGACAGTGTCGGGATTTGCTACTGCCATTAACAATGCTGGTATCACCGGTGTAACAGCTCGCGCAGTGCAAGCTTCGACTGGTTCGTTGCAATATACACTGTATATCTATGCAGACAGCGATGCAACCAATGATGGATCAACTTTGAGCAGTAATGGTATAGTCACAATCGATGCAGGACCAACCAGCGGTTCTGCATTGTTAACTACTCTGGGTATTACTGCTGGGGAATATGCTGCTCCGACATATTTGCCAGCATATAGTTACGAGCAACCTCGTTGGAGAACCACAGACACTGATGGCGGACGTCCAACTGGTTCAGTCTGGCAAAATCTTTCTACAGCAAACAACGGTTTAGATTTAAATTTAAAATCTTATAGCTCTACATTGGGAACATGGGTATCCCAAAACGTTCCTGCGTATTCAAGTGATGGTACTGCAATTTACGGTCTTGATCCCAGCGGCGGCGGAAAAAATATTCCCGTAGGCACAAGTTATGCAGCCTTTAACTCTTATTACTTTGACACAACACCATTGAGCACTTTCTCTTTTGAAATTCTTAATCGTTATGCAGTTGGAAGTCTGGAAGTCACTGGAACTACCACGCCCACTGGCACAGCATTTACAGTAGGTAACACATTTGTTGTACTTGCTACCGCAGCTGGTCAATCAACTTATAATTCTGCTACCGTAACCATTGGCGGAACTGGTACAGTCTCTGATTTTATTGCCGCTGTTAGTGCAGCTGATATTCCTTATGTTTCAGCCAGTGTCAACACCGCAGGAAATATTGTTTTTACACACAGTCAGGGTGGAACAATTATTTTTAACCCAGGCACTGGAACACCTTTAACAGCAGCTGGATTTACGTTAAACACAGATAAAGTTCGTCAGAGTCCGGTTACTGCTGGTTCATTGGTGCTGAGTAATTTTGTTACTACCCCGTTGTTCACATATACACCAAGTGCTACAGCACCAGATCAAGATCCAGCTGATGGTCGTCTATGGTACTACAGCACCGTAAGTGATGCAGACATCATGATCCAAGACAACGGTTCTTGGCAAGGCTACCAGAATGTTACAAACGACGTTCGTGGTTACGATTTGTCGTTGTGCAACGCAACAGGGCCAATTATCAGTGCCACAGCACCGTTGACCCAAACAGACACAGCTGAATCCCCATTGGCTCTAGGCGATCTTTGGATTGACACTAGCGATTTGGAAAATTATCCAAAGCTGTATCGTTGGGAAACAGTTAACAATGTTAATCAGTGGGTAGAAGTAGACACAACTGACCAAGTCACTCAAAATGGTATTTTGTTTGCTGATGCACGATGGTCTACAGTTGGTTCAACAGATCCAGTTGCAGATTCTTTCCCAACTATTGAATCGTTATTGACCAGTAACTACTTAGATCCAGACGCTCCAGATCCATCTCTGTACCCACAAGGTATGTTGATGTTTAACACACGTCGTTCAGGTTACAATGTAAAGAGTTTCCAAAGTGACTACTTTACAACCACTGCAACTGACTATACTATCAGTGCTTGGTCAACTAGCTCGACCTACGCATACAATGATTTTGTAAGCTATGACAACAACATCTATGTTTGTATTTTGGCTACAACTGCTGGTATTGCACCAACTAACACTACCTACTGGACAGTGATCAATACCAACACTTGGTTGACTGCCAGTGGAAACAAAGACAATGGTAGCATGTGGTCAGGTCGTCTTGCACAGCGACAGTTGGTTGTTCGTGCATTGAAGAGCGGTATTGACACCAGTGTTGCTGCCCGCGAAGAGCAAAATCAGTACAATGTCATTGCTACTCCTGCATATCCAGAGCTAACGCCAAACATGATTGCACTCAGCAACGAACGCAATAACACTCTATTTGTGGTTGGCGACACACCAATGCGCTTAGACGCAAGTGGCAATAGCTTGGTGGAGTGGGCAACCAACAACAATGGACTTGGCCTTGTAACTGAAGATGGTAATTCTTCTACAAGTAACTATTGTGGTGTGTTCTATCCAAGCTGCCAGACCACTGATTTGAGTGGCAACACAGTGGTTCAACCACCAAGTCACATGATGGTACGCACAATCTTGCGCAGTGATGCTGCAAGCTATCCATGGTTGGCGCCAGCCGGCACACGTCGTGGTGTGGTTGACAACGCCAGTGCTATTGGTTACATTGATGCTGCCACAGGTGAGTTCCAACAAATTGGTGTAAGCCAAAGTATTCGTGATATCTTGTATGAGCGTAACATTAACCCAATTACATTTATCCCTGGAGTTGGTATCACTAACTTTGGTAACAAGACAAGTACCACTACAACAACAGCGTTGGATCGTATCAACGTTGCACGTTTGATTTGCTTCTTGCGTGGTCGCTTAGAAGAAATTGGTAAGTTGTATTTGTTTGAACCCAACGATCAAATTACACGTAATGAAATCACAAACACATGCAATAGCTTGATGATTGACTTGATTGCCAAACGTGCGATTTATGACTACTTGGTTGTTTGTGACCTGAGTAATAACACGCCAGCACGTATTGACCGCAATGAGTTGTGGGTTGATATTGCTATTGAACCAGTCAAGGCAGTGGAATTTATCTATATTCCGTTGCGCATTAAGAACACTGGTGAAATTGCTGGAGGCGCTGGAGTATAATAAGGGGTGGCTTCGGCCACCTTCTATTCCAGGTAAATAAACACATAGGAGATAACAAATGGCAGTTTCATCATTACAGCGCATGACAGTACCACTTGCTAGCGATCAAAGCTCTAGCGTACAAGGTCTGTTGATGCCAAAACTCAAATATCGCTTTAGAGTGATGTTTGAAAACTTCGGTATTTCAAAGCCAACCACAGAATTAACCAAGCAGGTTGTGAGCGTTGCTCGTCCTAACTTGACATTCGAAGAAATCGCATTGCCAATTTACAACTCAACATTGAAATTAGCTGGCCGTCACTCATGGGCAGACGTTGCTTGCTCAGTGCGCGACGATGCAAGCGGCAGCGTATCTAAGTTGATTGGTGAACAATTACAAAAGCAAATGGACTTCTTGGAAATGGCGTCCGCAGCTTCTGGTATCGATTACAAATTCTTGACCAAGATTGAAATACTAGACGGCGGCAATGGAGCAGCAACTCCGGTAGTTCTTGAAACATGGGAATTGTATGGTTGCTACCTCAAAGGTGCTGACTACGGCGAATTGAATTATGGCACCAACGAAGGCGTTACAATTAATATGACTATTGCTTACGACAACGCTAACCAGACACCTAACGGTACTGGTGTTGGCACTGCAATTGGTAGAACACTGGGCGACGTAGTAACAGGTGCTGGCAACGGCGCTATCTAAGGCAGTTAATAATGCCAACATTTGGTCAACAACTGTGGCAAGGTTTTACTAATGTCAATAGCTTGCGTGATTACACTCACGCAAGCAAAACCTTTACCTCAAACTCATTTGAACTTAAACCTCGGTATAAGTTCCTTTTTCATGTCAGCTTTACACTAAACACAGATATTCCTGCTATATCCAAAGTCATTGGGTCTCAAGAAGTCACCAATCTCAGCTATGTAGTAAAAACTGTTGATCTTCCTAAATATTCAGTTGATACTGAAGTGATGAATCAGTACAATCGCAAACGTGTGGTGCAGACAAAAATTAACTATGATCCTGTAACGCTCACATTCCACGACGATTCGGGAGATAATGTTCGTAATATGTGGTATAACTATTACAGTTACTACTACAAAGACCCCAGCCAAGATTACTTGAACCCAAACAGTCAGAACGGTAGTTTGGGTGCGTCAGGGAACAAAGCCAGTGGGTTTGGTTATAATGCCAGAGACATTTACAACAATCAACGACTGGGCAATGTCAATGATTGGGGGTTTATTGGTGAATCATTCAACGATGGTACGTCTGATGCGTCAGGCAAGCCCCCGTTCTTCCGTGATATTCGAATCTATGGCATGGACCAACACAAATTTGCTGAATACATTCTAATCAATCCAGTTATAACAAATTGGAGTCACGATCAGTATGACTATTCTCAAGGCGCTGGCATCATGCAAAACTCCATGACCATTGCTTACGAAACAGTTAAGTACTATTCTGGCGCAGTGGGTAACCAAAGACCAGATATCAATGTTCAAGGTTTTGCTGACCCTGCTCACTATGATCAGGTGCCTAGCGCAATTAGTCGTCCCGGTTCAACTGCTACAGTATTTGGTCAAGGTGGATTGTTGGATGCTGGAGGTGGTATTTTGGAAGATCTGCAAAGTGGTGGATTGTTGGGTGCTATTGGTGCTGTGCAAAAAGCCGGCACAGCCTACAACACATTCAAAGGCAAAAATATCAAGAGTATTGCTGTGAATGAAACAACAGCTCTAGGAGTAAAAACCATTCAAGGGTCAATACCTGGAGCAGTGAGATCAATGCAGGGTAGATCCAATGGCATGTTCTTCCCCACGCCGCAGTCTCCCAGCAACAACAACGGACAATAAACATGGCCAGTATCAACTATACAAATTACAACATTGATCAAACAGTGCGAGTATTTGACTCGTTTTACGAATATGACGTCAATGTTCCAGCAGCTGAATATGATGTGGTCAACAGTTATTTTCGATCTGTTATGACTACAGCACAAGCAGCAGACAACTTCACTGTGAGCCTGTTTCGTGTGGCTGAAAACACTGGTATTCCAGCTTTGACATTGTTGCAGAGTTTTCAAGAAAGCGGCGGCACTGTTGGTAACACAATGAATCTTGACGTCAACATGGCCTACTATCTCAACAGTATTCGTAACCGTGCCACACTGTTGGGCATTGGTGTTCCTGTGACTCCAAACTTTTATGCGGCTAGAAATGTGGTGCAGTGATGAGCAAGTGGGCTCAAGGGTTTTATGACATACAAAATCCTGCCAAGTATGTAGGAACAGGCAAGCCGCGATTTCGTTCAGGATGGGAATTGAGCTTTATGCGCTTTTGTGACACCAATGATCACATTTTACAATGGGCGTCGGAAGCAGTTCAAATTCCTTACAGACATCCACTCACTGGCAAACAAACAATCTACGTGCCAGACTTTTTGATCACTTACCGCACCAAGAGCAACACCATGCGAGCAGAGTTGATTGAAATCAAACCCAAAAAACAAAGTGTGCTCGAAAGCAAAATGAGCAGCCGTGACCGTGCTGTGGTTGCTATAAATTACGCCAAATGGCAAGCAGCTCAAAAATGGTGTCAGCGCCAAGGCATTGCTTTTAGGGTAATAACTGAAGACCAAATGTTCCACAACGGTAGAGCGTAAGCCACTAAATATGGCATGACGAAAAAACTTGAAGAACTGTTTGATCTGCCGCCCAGCGACGCTGAAATAGACGTTGCTATGCCCCAACTCCCTGCCAACAGAGAAACTCTGCAGGCACTGGACGATGCAATTGACAAGATCGACAATGCACTGCCGGCAGTCAAAGGCCTTGACGCTTCGGACACTGAAATGGACGAACTCAGCGATCTAGCCAAAGCCAGCTACAAAGATTTGATGGATCTGGGCATGCAAGTGGACAGCCGCTTCGCCAGCGAAATTTTTGGCGTAGCATCAAACATGCTGGGACATGCTATCACAGCAAAAACAGCCAAACTCGACAAGAAACTCAAAACCATTGATCTACAGTTGAAGAAAATGCGACTGGATCAACAGCAACAGATCATAGATGCCAAAGAAACTGACAATACACCTGCTGCACAAGTAGGACAAGGTGTGATTTTAAGCCGTAATGATTTGCTAGATCGTATTATCGGCAAAGGCCAAAATGATACTAAAGCATAAATATACAACAGGATACTGAATATGAAACCATTTGCAAGATACCTAGCCGAAAGCGAACGTACATACAACTACAGAATCAAAGTGGTTGGTGAAGTGCCCGCAGGCTTTTTCAAAGAGCTCAAAGACAAGTGCGCTCAATTTGACGTTGTAAAAATGTCAGAGCCTAAGAGCACACCAGTTCGTAAAGTCATCCCAGACTTTCCAGCTTTCCCTAACCAGTCAATGAACATTGTTGACGTAGAATTTAAATACCCTGCCATTGAACCACAGATCAAGCAGTTGGCACAAATTCTCGGATTAGATCCTAATCGTATTGTTATGAACACCGCAGGCTACGAAGAAAGCCTCAATGTTGAAAACAACAAGATCGAAGACGAAAACAAAGATTTGTTAAACGATCCAACATATCCTGCACCTGATGCTGAACAAAAAGCTCTCAGTAAAGATTACGCAACAGGTCCCTATGATCACGAAGTTGTAAAGAACGCTTACAAGAGCGACTTTACAGTAGCCGGCGGCAAGACACCTCCAGCAAAAACCACAAATGAATTGCCCATGGGCGACAAGAGTCCGTTCAGCAATATCAAACGTCAACCCAAGCCTGCAACTGGCGCCCAACCTCGAGGATAATACAATGACATTTTTTTACGATTTAAACAAAAAGCTGGACACTATTCGTGAGAAGCCAGAACTTACACACGGTCAACTCAACGAGCGTGACATGAGTCGTGCTGCCAAAGGATACGAAAAGTATGGCAAAGAAGGCATGGAAGCCTTGGCCAAGGCCGGCCGCGAAGGCAAAGCATTGGATCCAGTGCGTAAAAAATACAACAAGTATGACGAGTCAATGGAAGAAGGTATTGTAGGCGACACAGTCAAGAAGGTCGGCGGCATGGTCAAGAAAGCTGGCAGTGCTGTTCTAAACAAACTGGGACATGGCAGCGATGAAGACATGATCCGTGACTTGCAAAAGAAAGCCGGCGTGCCACAAACTGGTAAGAAGCCAGGCACTGCACCAGCTCAGGCGCCAATGGATCCAAAAGATGAATATGATTATTTAACTGGACGTGATAAAGTGCGCGGTGGTGAACAACAAGTCAAAGAAAAAATGAGTCCTGCCAAGGCCAAGAGCTTTGCAGCATTAGCTGAACCCAAAGACAAAATTACTTTTGCTGACAAGATTGCTGGCGCCAAGAAAGAAGTTGACGAAATGTTAGGCGATGTTGCCGCTGAAGCAATGAAGGCAGCACTAAGTCCAAAGCAAAAGAAAATTGACATGAACAAAAATGGCAAGTTAGATGCCAACGACTTTGCCATGCTGCGCAAAGGTGGCAAGAAGCAAGTTGCAGATGAAAACACAGATCCTCGAGCAGAAGACCGTGCATTAGTCCAGAAGGCAAGAAAAATTCTACCAAAATATCATGCTCGAATGGAGCCCGAAGATGCATATGAAACAGTAGCAGATTTGTTAGGCATTGACATTATGCGATTATATGATTTACTAGGCGATGAGAGTCTTGACGAAGGTTGGGATGACATGCTCAAGGATGTTGAAAAGCGTCGCACAGCTCGCAAGGTTGGTGATGTTACTCACGGTGCCAAGCATGACACAGAAGAGATTCCAGGCGGTCGTAGAGTAACTCGTCGCACAGATCCCAACACAGGCTACTCAGTTGGTGCAGACGATGACAGTGAGTCCAGCGGTGAAAAGCGTGGTCGTGGTCGTCCAAAGGGTTCTAAGAAAGCCATGGGCGCCAAAGGTCCAAGCGGCAAGTCAAAGTTGATGACCAAAGAAGAAGGCGGAGATGAAGGCAGCGATTTAGTTAAGTTGTCTAAAGTTATTGCATCATGCACAACTAAAGAGCAACTTGAAACCGCTCGTAAAATGGCACAAAACTTCTTGTCTAAGTATTCGTCGGGCCAAATCGGCACCCTTGGCGGCCATCTACGCCGAGACATTGGTCGTCGCAACGATGTTGTTGCAACAGTACAACAAAAGAATAAAGAACTCAGCGGCGAAAAAGAGTTAGACGAAAAAGCAGTAAGCAAGAAGCAACAACGTTTCATGGGCATGGTCCATGCAACACAAAAGGGCGAAAAAGCTCCTTCAAAAGAAGTTGCCAAAGTAGCCAAGTCAATGGGCAAGAAAGATGCAGAAGATTTTGCTGCCACCAAGCACAAAGGTTTGCCTGAAAAGAAAAAGCCAGAAGACAAGAAAGATTCAAAGTCTGAAGCTCCTAAGAAGAAAAAGGAAAAGACTGAAGAAGCCGGCGGAACAGGAACACCTACTGCCAGCAGCGGATTTGGCTTTGGCAAAGGCATTTATGACAGCTTAGACCGTGATGTTGAAGCAATGATTGCCGAGTCAATGAATATTTCTATGAACGCCAACTCAGATGGTGCCAACGGTCCAAGCAAGAGCTTGACGGTTACTGCCACAGACGATGACGCATTGAAACTCAGCGAGTTGTTGAAAAACGCTGGCTTAGGTGGCAGCGGTGATGCTGAAGGCTACGGCGGCGAAGGTTATAAATCAGCATGTGGTTGCGGAACTCCTGACTGCTCATGTGGCAGCGAAGAAATGGACGAAGCCTATGGCGACAATGCTGTAAGTCAAAACAAGCCTAACTGGCCAACCAACACAGAACAAGCTGAAGATAACTTTGAATATGCTGGTGGCTTGAACAAGCCTAAGTCCACAGGTCAAACCACTGTGCCTGTGATTGCCAGCCAAGAAGAGCGTCAGGAAAGCTATGCCGAAGCAGAAGAAGATGCTATCAAGCGTATGATGGAAATGGCCGGAGTCAAGAAGAAAGAAGTCGACGAAGAAAAAACTGAAGAAGGTAACTTGTTCACCGGTAACTTAGCCAAAGCACGTGCCGCTGGCAAGACCGAAGCCGACTTAGACGGCGACGGCAAAATGGAAAAAGTAGATGAAGGCATCCTCTCTGCTACTGCCAATCTTTGGACAGAATACAAAGGCAAATACGGAGTCTAATATGTCATACAAGCCATACAACGAATCTCTAACAACACCACCAGTGCAGAACCCACACAGTCCTGCAACCAGTGGTTACAAGCAACAGCCTGTGGATATTCCTGGTGTGCTACATCAAAGCCGCCAGTTGTATCAACCTTACACTGGTGCGCCAACCAAGGATAACAAATAATGGCACAAGCAAACGTTTATACCAGCGCATCGGCACAAGCATGGTATACTGACAAGGCCCGCATCAGCACTGGTAACACAGCAGTTACGTTTCAAGTTGAAGCAGTTCAGTTGACTTATCAAAATCCAGCCACTGGAAACTGGGCCAACGCTGGTGTAGCAGTGGGCAACATTTATAGCAATGCTGTAAGCGTTCCGGCATCCAGCCGTCAAGATATCTATGTGGGTGTTGGCAATAAACTAACTATCTCTGGATCTAATTTTACTGTTCAAGAACTTGGCACAGCAACTTCGGCTACTGCTGGCGAGAATGGTGTAGGCAACGGATAATGCGAGCACGTGAGTTCATTGCTGAACACAAAAAAGTTGGTGACCTTAGCACAAGAAATCAACAGGCCACAGTAGGCCTGCACAAGTTTCGTGACGCTGAGTTTGCTGACCGTATCTATGAACTCAATCGAATAATGATGGCTGTTGCTTCAAACGACGGAAAAGAATTTGTTCAAGACATGGACGCCGAATCATGGGTAGGACGCCACGACGTGGCAGCACCCTATACCAAAGTTGAGCAAGACATGTTGAAAAAAGCCTACAAAGTTGTGGGAAGCAAGCATTATGATTTGAATCACGGTGACTTGGATTCTGAAGAGCATCCAGCAGTGCATACTGTGAGCCCTATCAAACCCTTCAAAGGATATCGATAATGCGAGCACGTGAGTTTATTCGCGAGCAACGCGAACTGCCTGACGAAACCAAAGACCCCATGCGCGATACTTATGTATTGCCTGGTCTAAGTGCAGCTGATCCATACAAATCATATCGCATGGGCGTGGCTCTCGCTCGAGCTCGCAGTGAATATCGCAAAGATGACGTAAACCCATATATGCCAGAGTGGACAGCAGAAACCGCGTTTGGTGAGCATGCTGTGATTTCTGGCTTCAATCATGGTGTTGCAGAAATTATTGACGCAGCTTTGACAATGACCAAAACTCCTGGCGGTAAAAAATTAGTGTCAACACCGGACAGCAGCGAACCTGATTTTATTGACAAACAGAGCCCAATCAAAGCATTCAAGGGATACCGATGAAAAAAATAATAACACTTTTACTTTTGGTGCCAATGTTGGCATTTGCGCAAGGCAAACAAAAGCCTGGCGTGACCTATGACGCAGTTATCACTCGTGTAATTGACGGCGACACTG